AGCTGGTGGTCCTGTTATGGCTGGCGGTTCGTACATTGTGGGTGAGAAAGGTCCGGAACTGTTTACGCCTGGCACGTCTGGAAGCATTACGCCCAACGGCGGTTTTGGTGGTGGCAGTATCACTGTCAATGTCACTAGCGCAAACCCTGATGATGTTGTAGCAGCTTTACAACGCTGGGTTCGCAACAATGGTTCACTGGCCCTATCAACCACTGCAGGTGTGCGTTTCTGATGGCTTTCAATCTTGTTTGGAAAGTTGAATTTGGCGATATCGGCGGACTGTTTGATATCACCAGTTTGGTGTTTGACACGTCTATTGACATGAACGCCAGCCCAGGTTCAGCAGGTCGTACTAGTTGTTCTATCACTTTGAACAACAACGGTGGGCAGTTCACGCCAGGCGGTACCGGTACTTACGGTTCAGTTGACTGGTTCAAACAAGCAATCATTGTTTCGTGTACTGGTGGCGGTCTGACTGAATATGCGTTTGTTGGTTTGCTACAAGACTTTGATATTGACCAGCAGTCGACTAAAGAGTCAACGGTAACGATTACGGCCCTAGATTTCTTGTCTATTGCTGGCAGGTCATCAAACCAATTAACTGACCCAACAGGCGGTTATCGACTTAGATTAAACGAGTTCATCGAATCGTTTTTTAACCCTGCCTACAGTTACGCCCAAACAACTGCAACACCAACTATGGGTTCAACAACTGGTTTGAACTCACGGGTCACCGCAACAATGGTGACCGATACTGTTTCGGCTGTGCGAACTTCTCTACTTCAGGCTGGCACTTTGGGCGACTGGTTAAACAATCAAGGTTTACCTGCTGCGCCTAGTACTTGTTTTATGACTGACTACACCATCACAGCAGATAGATGGTTTTGGAATTGTGCTGTCATAGATTCATCATTAAACAGAACAACCAACGCTTACACCACGACAGTGGTAGACGGTTCATCGGCTTTAACTTCAGGGCAAATCGCTTTCAATAATATTGACGTAGGTTTTCAACTGGACACTTTAACAAACCAATGTTTGGCAAGTCCAAATGCTGGCGACGCAACAGTTTCAGCGGTGACCGCAATTAACACAACTTCACAAAACAAATACGGTGTGAGGTCTAGGTCATACACAACTCTTATACCATCAGGTTTGTATGCTTTGACAATTTACAACAACCAGTTTATGAACACGGTTGCTAACTTTTGGGCTAATCGTTACGGCGAAATGCGTTATATCCCGTACCGTGTCATTACCGCGTATTCGACATTACGCAAATATTCGGTTGATGATGGTGTGGCCATGCAAGCGTTCGTTCGGTTATTGTCAGCCAAAACAGCGTTATGGAACCGCCAAGCGATCACCTATAAAGGTGCCGGTATGGCCTCGTCGCAAACAACTCAGACAGTGACCACGGGCCGTAAGATTATGATTACCCCGTCAGATACTCGTGTCGAATTGACAGTGGTATCTGGTATTGACAACCAGTCATTCGAGTTAGACAGTTCCATTTACGGAATTCTTGACACTAATAGACTTGCTTAAGGAGAAACATGGCTACTAACCCAAACACAGATTTTTCGTCAGGCGCAGTCCTGACAGCAGCACAACAGAACCGTTTCCCTAGAGGAATTATGCAGTTGGCGACATCAGTAACCAGTGACGCTTCAGTCACTACTGAAGAAGTCGAATTGGGCGCAATATCTTTTACGGCTGTTGCTTCACGGTATTACAAAATTACTTACTACGAGCCTGACATAGGTATTAGCGGTGCAGGTGCAAACGCCTTGCAAATGCGTATCCGAAACGGCACAACTACAGCAGGGACACTTTTGCAAATTGCTTACCAATGGGTTCCATCATCATCTGTTGACACTGCTGGTCAAGTTGTTTGGTTTGGTACTTTTTCGGCTGGCACACAAAACATTGTTGCCACTGCTCAACAAGGCGGTGCAGTGACTTTCACATTGAACCGTGGCACAGGAAAAGCTGCATGGCTAGTTGTTGAGGACATTGGGCCGGCGTGATGAAAACGCTGGCCATCGTCGCAGGTCTTGCTATCGCCCTAGTCGTATGGATATGGGCATGACCTTCAACCCATCAAAAGCCCTAATAGCCCTAGTCGGCTTGATCTGCATGACCGTACTCATCGCAGTTGATGCTATAAACCAAGACCAAGGCTTACCAATCATCACAATGATCGTTGGCTACTCAGTCGGCAACGGCATGGCCGCACTCACCAACAAACCAGTCGAGCCAATCATCCGCAAAAAGGACCCCAAATGATCGCATCAGTTATCACAGTCACCACAAGCCCGACTCTCATCATTGGTGAGACCGCCAACGCCACCCGCACCATCTATCTGGAACCAGTCGGCACTGACGTTCATATCGGTGGTTCAGCAGTCACCACCACCACAGGCTTAGTCACCAAAAAAGACGTCATCTCAATGATGGTCCTCCCACCCCAAAACGGTTTGTGGGCAGTCACAGGCACCGGCACAGTCACCATTCGACTACTACAACCCGAAGGTGATTTCTAATGACCACCTACCCAGTGCTCCCGATCATCATGCCAACCGACCTCACAGGTCAAAAGAACGGCTATGTCGTAACGGCAGTCCTGCGCACCATACAAAAACCGTCAGGGCAACTAGAACAACACGCCGCAACAGCATGGAACTGTCTACAACTCGCCGCGTACTTCAACGGGCTAACCCTCAACCAGGTGGGCGCATACCGCAACTATGCGCAACAGCTCGCGTTGTTCAATGCTCGTTACTCGACTACTGACATGGGCCGTAAACCTCAAGTAACTCGTGTGTGGCAAGGCAAAAAGTATTATTTGAAGCCAGGCAAAAGCCCTTGTGCGAGCCCTGGACAATCTACCCACGGGTGGGGATTGGCGATAGACGCTGCAAACTGTTCTGAAGGATCACCGCTACTGGCTTGGCTTTTGGGTGACGGTTTCTCTACCTGCGAAGCCCTCAAATACGGGTTTACCTGGTCAGTCGCAGACCCCAAGAACCCCAACTTTGAACCGTGGCACTTGCAATATGTAACAGGCGATACATGGACTCAAGGCGTACAAGATGCCATAAAGGTTTTCCCCAACCTGGTTGCTTAGTGACTTGACATCCGACATTTGAGTCGGTAAACCTACTCCCGACCTCGGAAACCCGACTCAGGAGGAAAGATGCAATTATCATTATTAGCCGAATTAGACGTTCCGGCTGAACGACTCAAATATGAAGCGTTCAAAGAAGCGAACCCGTGGGTAATGCCCGCACTACTCGACATGGTTTACAAGCTCCATTATCAAGGGCACACGCACTACGGCATAGCGGCCCTTGTTGAAGTGTTGCGTTATCAGCACGCAACAACTAACGACCCGAACAGCGAGTTCAAGTTCAACAACAACTACCGCGCTTTTATGGCCCGTGAGATCATGCAAGAAAACCCAATATTTGACGGCTTTTTCAGCACCCGCAAATCAGTTGCGGACTTAACAGAGGACTACTAAATGAACCTTAAACGATTCTTACTTTTATCTTTTGCGACCTATGGACTATGTGCACTGTGGGCGATCACTGGCGTCCAAGACACCACAGTGACCCTTCAGGCTCCGTCTGTGCCCGCCACGGTGACGCTGGGGATGTTGACACCCGAACAACTTGAGGACCGCGCAGAGGAACTCACAGCGACAACGACTTCCACGACGACTAGCACCACAAGTACGACTACTCAGCCCGTGACAACCCTTGCACCGTTCCACCCTGACACCAAATGCCAAGAATGGTTCCAGACTGCGATTACAGTCGGCTGGCCCAACAATACTGAGACACTTGAAAAGTTGGGTCGGGTCCTGTGGAAGGAAACGCGTTGTCTTAATGTGACCCCGCTGTCAAGCGACGAATACCTTAGAGATTCGTTTAATGGTCATGACTGGGGGATCGCACAAATCAACGAACCAGTACATCGTGCCTATGTCGAGCAAGTTTTTAATATGCCTTTTGAGGAATCCATGTCCGACCCGACACTGAACCTGCGTTTCGCTTACCTGCTCTACTCAGAACTTGAAGCCAAAGGCAGATGTGGTTGGAAGCCCTGGTCCTTGTGTTGAACATTTACCGACCCGATTGGCAGACAGACGCCGCCTGCCACGACCTTCCACTCGACTTGTTTTTCCCCAGCTCCGGTATGCAATCGTTAAGAAACATCAATGTTATTAAGCCTTTTTGTTTGGCTTGCCCAGTGCACGTGGAATGTTTGGCGTATGCACTATCGCACCCAGACGAGCGCGGTATTTGGGCTGGGACGACCGAGAACGACCGTCGCAAAATCAGATCTAAGAACTACAACGACAAACACGCCACACCGCTGGTCTATAGTGACGGCAAATACCGACAAGTTCAGGAGCCCCGACCGTGATGGATCAACTAGCCGAAATGACCGCCATGATTACTAAAGCCGACATTGCGATGAAGGCTGCAACATGGGAGATCGGACGCCTCAGAGACGATGTGGCGATGCTTAGGAAGGCGCTCACAGAGTTGGCTTATGTCGCTGAGGAGAATGGCGTCTACTTGTCCAATCTGACCAAAAGCACGCAGGATGTCATCGTGGCGATGCGTCTTGGCGGGTTCAAATGAACTGCGAAATCTGTGATGCACCATTCCGTACTGGCGATATTCGTATGCGTAACGAGTTGCGCGGTATCTGCTTAGCGTGTGCTGAGGCAGGCGGTTTCGTCGGTATGACATTGGAGGAAACGGCCCGATGCTCCGCCATGATTCGAGTTATCAAACAATCTCAAAACCAAACGCCTGCACAGGCCCGACACTTAAAGGACATGGAATCGTGATCTATAGATACACAGCAGACGAAACCTTTTTGGCAAGAGGATGCAAAAAGTGCCACGGCCCAATGCAACCGTCAATACTCACTGTCTCATTAACGGAGCAAATGTTTGTTGTCGCATGGAATTGCGAATGGTGCATATCACAAGAATTAAAAAAACAATTTGAAGGTGAATCAAAATGAGTTTTAACCCAGCCGACTACGCCGAAGTAGCCGAACGCCTCCCACTGTTTTGGAAGGACTGCCCACGCGGTCGCATCGTCACCGAAATCATCGTGGACGACGGAACACGCATCGTCATGAAGGCGTCACTGTATGCCGACATTGCCGACCCAGTACCGACGACGACAGGGTTTGCCGAGGAGATTCGCGGATCGTCAATGGTGAACAAAACATCGGCATTAGAAAACTGTGAGACCTCGGCCGCTGGACGCGCACTTGCTAATTACCAGTACCAAGGCGCAAAAAAACGTGCGTCACTGGAGGAAATAGTCAAGGTCTACCGGCAAGGTGCAGAAGTCCAGACTGAAGCACCACTGACTGCAGCTGTCGCACGCACACAGGCGCTTGGGTCGTCCAGCGAACCGCCGACCGCCAAACAACTGGGCATGCTTCGAGCAAAAAACTATGAGGGTCAAGCACCATCAACGAAGCGTGAAGCGTCCGAAATCATTGATCGGTTGATGAATTCGTGACCTTGACAGTTGGCAGCCTTTTTAGTGGTATCGGCGGAATTGACCTTGGATTAGAACGTGCCGGAATGACTGTCAAGTGGCACTCAGAAATAGACCCTTACGCTTGTCGCGTTCTTAAAAAGCACTGGCCCGATGTACCTAACTTGGGCAACATTAAAGAAATAGATTGGGCAAAAGTAGAACCAGTAGACGTCATCGCTGGGGGCTACCCATGTCAACCGTTTAGCACAGCAGGCAAACGACAAGGAGACAAAGATGAGCGACACTTATGGCCTTACTTCCTTCGAGCCATTAGCGAGTTACGACCACGATTCGCATTGTTGGAAAATGTACGCGGTCATCTCTCTATGGGGTTTGACAGAGTGCTTGGAGACCTTGCCGAAATCGGGTATGACGCGGAGTGGCAGATTGTTTCAGCAGCCAGTGTTGGCGCCCCTCATAGACGCGACCGAATCATCTGTGTGGCCTACCCCTCGGAGCAATACAGCAATGGCGAGTCTGATTACACCAGAAATAGCACACAACCCGAAACGGTTCCCCAATCTGGAAACGGTGGTCGGTCAACGAATGTGGCCGACGCCGACTGCTGTAACCCGTCCGATGGAAGGCAATGTGCGAATGTACAGAGCAAAGGTACAAGCTGGCGAGATGACGGAAGCGGAAGCGGAAGCAATATTGGGCAAATCAGTTTGGGCAGCTCATTCAAAGATCCCAGCAATGTGGCCGACACCAACAGCGAGGGATCACAAGGGAGCGGCAGGGTTCAAGGACGAGAATCGCAATCTTGCCGATTTGACATACTTGGCACAGATACAAGATGGTCATCGGAAGTATCCGACAATGAGCGCGTCGGGTATGGGGAACACGGGATCGCGACAGATATTGCAACGACGAGTCGAATCTGGCGACATGACCGAAACAGAACTGAAGGCTATGTCGGCTGGCAATGGTGGGAGACTGAACCCGACGTGGGTCGAGTGGCTCATGGGATTCCCTCTCGGGTGGACAGACTTAGAGGACTCGGAAACGCAGTCGTCCCACAAGTCGCAGAGTACGTTGGACGAATGATTATGGCATCACTATGAACGAACCAACGGAAGCAGAGTTTCAAAAAGCCGTGATTACATTGGCTAAGTTGCATCGCTGGAAAGTTATGCACACCCAGCCCGCACAGATCCGACCGGGTAAGTGGATTACACCCAACACAGGCGACCAAGGCTTCCCCGACCTAGTGATGGTTCACCCCGCACGAGGCACCATTTTTGTCGAATTGAAAGCCACCAAAGGTGTGGTCAGTAATGCCCAGTGGGAATGGATAAACGCCTTAGAGGACGCAGGCGAAGAAGTCCACGTCTGGAGGCCCAAAGACCTAGACAAGATTAGCGCAAGGTTGGCTAACGGCTGACCCTGCACCACTTGACACTTAAACGCGTCTAACATCCCAAGACAACTGACACCATCAGAGCGCACAGAGGCGTTCACTAGCCCTTGCAGGAATCTGACCCCTGCTCTGGGAACACTCGGTAACGAGGGTAGACGGTTGCGCCTTAGTGACCGATCAGCGTTCAAACGTACATTGCGATGGGTTTTCCACCGAACACAAATAGACAGGCTTCCCAGACGAGACATGCGTCAAAATAGTGGGGGACACAAACCACCCAACTCTCACATGTAACTTGAGGACAACCGCGTCGAGTGCCCTTCTCGGCGTGGGCGTCAGTATCAATTGACCTAAAGCCCTTGACCTACACCACTCACCTACCATAAGCCAAAGAACAAAGGACAACCCGATGACAGACAAACCCAAATCACACGGCCACTGGAACTCAAAAGAATACCGCGAGAACAGAGCCGAACTACTACGCGACAACCCCCAGTGCTACCTATGCGGCAAGCCTGCAACCGAAGCAGACCACATCCTCGAATACGACCGTGGAGGCACACACGAAATGCATAACCTTGCACCCGTATGAAAACCCTGCAACAGTCGGCGCGGTCAGGCATACGGCGAACGCAAGAAAAGAATTGTCAAGAATAAGCCACAAGACTTTTTAATTCAACTTACGGAAGCCCCCGAACCGTCTCTGACGATCTCTCCTGAGACTGAACCGGCGGGAACTGGCGAGAACCAGTCTGCATTTGCCCTGCTCAGCGACTATAAACCGAGATTGGAAACGACCGGCTTATCGAATCTGTCGTATGGCCCCCAGGTTGCGAAGTGGGCGGAGACGTACCAAAACATTTGTCTTTTTGAGTGGCAATTGTTGGCGTTGTCTGGTCAGTTGTCGCACGACGAAAATGGTGACCTGCAGTTCCGTGAATCTTTATGCAGTACTGCTCGTCAGAACGGAAAGTCGGTTGGCTTGTGCGCGATGATCGGCTGGTGGTTGACAGACTTTGCGAAGTTGCGCGGCCAGCCTCAAAACATCTTGTCGGTGGCTAACCGTTTGGATCGTGCTGAGGCGATCTTTAATAGTTTGGCTCCGTTGCTGGTGGATCTGTTTGGGGCTAAGGCGATGCGGACGTTTGGTCGTAAGTCGGTGACTATGCCAGATGGGTCTATGTGGGAAGTGAGAGCTGCCAGTCCAAACCTTCATGGTGGGTCGTATGACTTGATCGTCGTTGACGAACTTTTTAATGTGTCGGAGAAGTGTTTGTCGGAGGCTTTGCGGCCGTCGCAGATTGCGCGTAAGTCACCGTTGTTGTCGTGTTGGTCTACGGCTGGTGATGAGTCGAGTGTGGCCATGATCCATATGCGTGAGACGGCTATCAACGAGATTGAGAAACAGGAACCGTCACGGCTCTATTTTGCTGAGTGGAGTATTGGTGATCGGGACTGGCGGAACCCTGAGAACTGGGTTTATGCGAACCCTGCGTTGGGTAAAACGATTACGATTGAGGCGCTCCAGGCGGTGTCTAAAAAGGACAGTTTCTTGCGCGCTCACCTCAACATGTTTATTAGTAGCCGAGGCAGTTGGTTGGATGAGGGCGTGTGGGGCAGTTGCAAAATTGAGGGCCCTATGCCGGAGGGCGGCGTTCTCTGTGTGGAAATGTCAATGGACACAAACCGTTATGTGGGCGTGAGGTCGTCAATGGTTGACAGTGTTGTTACCACGTTTGTGGAGTTCATTGTGGATAACGAAGCGTCTATGTGGACCGAAGTTGATCGAGTCATGGCCGACAAACTTGTCGCCCTGGCTATCACACCGACGCTTGAAATTCATGCGCCTTTAAGCCTGCGTCGTCGTATGACTGTCGTGGGTCAGGCGGAGTTAATCAAGTTCACGGGTCTCGCGCAAAAGATGATTCTTGAAGGCCGCGTCAAGCATTTGGGGCAACTCACTTTGTCGGAACATATGAACCGCGCCGTCATGATTAAGACGGGAATGGGAGTCACGCTCAGCCATAAATCGAGTCCAGGACCCATCGAGTTGGCTAAGTGTGCAGTGTGGGGTATTGCGCTCTCTAGCAAGTATCAGAATCGGGCTAAACCCATGATGGTGGTCAGTTGAACTATTGTGGGTGTGTGGTGGGCAGGTGTCGGGCTTGCCCATCACACCCTAAAGATCGGATATCCCAGTGGGCATTTTCTCAAAACAAGTGACGAAAGCGGCAGTCTCACCCGTTGACGAATCCCATAAGGCCGCAGCCGCTGGATCGTACGGGACATACCAGTCCAACCAGGGCGTCAATTTCATTGGTCAGTATTTCGCCTATTACGAGGGCGACGCCCGCAACCGCGCTAACTCCATTCCGACGTTAAGTCGAGCGCGCGACCTTCTCGCCTCCGTTATCTCATCTACCAAACTGGAGATGTATAACGAGGTCTGGAATGACACAGAAAAAGAAATGGAATGCGTCTATATCGCGCCGCGTTCATGGTTGCGTCAACCCGATCCCACGATCCCGTACGCCACACTCATGGCTTGGACTCTGGACGATCTTTTTTATTACGGTCGAGCGTTTTGGTTTATAACCAGTCGCACCGCTGACGGTTTTCCTGCATCGTTTACGCGTTTGCCAGCGGGGTCCGTTACCTGTCAGGACCAGACGGGTCCAGTGTTCTTTGCACCTTCAAAAGAGGTTTATTTCCAAGGCGGAATGCTTGACCCGAACGATCTTGTGCAGTTCATTAGTCCCGTTCAAGGAATCATTTACACATCGCAAACCGCTATTGAAACCGCGCTTCGTGTTGAAGCATCGCGCTATCGCAACGCGGAAAGCCTTTTACCATCGGGTGTTTTGATGCAAACAGGCGGGGAACCATTGTCCGCACAGGAGCTGGCCGACCTCGCTACTTCTTTTAACTCTGCTCGCGTCAACAACCAAACCGCTGCACTTAACGAGTTTTTGAAGTACGAGGAAACTAAGGCGCTACCGGACAACATGTTGATGATTGACTCCGCAGACTTCAGCGGAAAAGAAATGTGCAGATTGGGGAATATCCCTTTTTACCTCGCTGGGTTTGACATCGGCAGCTACCAATACACGACCTCGGCTGGTGCACGCGAGGACCTGCTGCTATTTGGCGCACGTCAATTTCTTGACTGTGTGTCAGGCACTTTGTCAGGCAACAATGTCATCCCACGAGGCACATATATCAAGTTTGATATTGACTCCTATTTGGAATCAATGATGAAAGACGAAATGATGTCCGAAACTCCCGACATGACAGAAACTATTGAGGAGACAAATTCATGAAACTAACCCTGTCCGCAGGTTTCGCAATTGATGTTGAAGCCGCAGCTGGTGAAGCACCGACCCGCACAATTTCGGGTGTAGCCGCGCCTTATGGCGTTTCCGCGACTGTCTCGGATGGGACTTCGGTGCAGTTCGCGCCAGGCTCACTTCCCGTTGACGGTAAAGCGCCAAAACTGTTTATGTACCACGATTCGAGTCAGCCAGTCGGCCTTGTTACCAGTCGCACCGAAACTCCCGAGGGCATGATGTTCAGCGCCAAGATCGCGGACACCGTTGCAGGAAACGAAGCCTTGCAACTCGCCAAAGAAGGCGTCTTAGACAATGTGTCAGTTGGTGTTGACGTTCTTACCTCAACCCGTGCTGAGGACGGGACCATCATCATCACCTCAGCCGTATGGCGCGAGTTGAGCCTTGTCCCCATACCCGCCTTTAGCGGTGCTACTATCACAGATGTGGCCGCTTCAGCAGACACAACTCCCGACGAAATCTCAGTAACAGAACCACAAGTCGAGGAGACACCCATGTCGGAACATATCGAAGCCGCAGCA